CAGCGTGGACGATGAGTATCCCGGTAGCTGGTCGCCCTGGACGCGCCTGATCGGCAGCACGGGCGGCACGTTCCTCGCGACAGTGGTTTTCTTCGCCAACAACACACCGGGCATGGTGCCGGTTATCGTGCAGGGCAATGGCTCTGCCGTTACGCCCGCCCAAAATTGGGGCGGCGCGTTCCAATTCAATCAGAGCGGCGGCAACAGCGAATTAGACTTCATCAACCTGTTTAACAATCCAGGGCGCAGCTTCAGTTGGTGGCAGATGAATACCGGCGGCACGGCGCTGACGGAAATCGGATGGTTCTCTCCCAACGGCAATTTCTCAGTGCCTACAGCGGTCTATACAGGCTCGGTCCATCTCAGCCAGACGCCGACTGCATCAGATCAGGCAGCGACGCTAGGGCAAGTGAACGCAGTCAGCGCGTCGCTTGGAAACTACCTGCCACTCGTGGGAGGCATACTAACCGGCAATCTGACACTGAATGCCTCATGGCCAACCATCAGTCTGGATACAGCGACAGGCAACGGGCGGCAGATTATGGGGTTCACCAGCGGCAGTGCCCGTTGGTTGTTGCGGATTGGAGATAACGACCCAGAAAGTGGAAACAATCTGGGGGCGTCCTTCGCGCTGTATCGCTATGGCGACGGCGGCGGCTACCTTGGTATGCCGTTCTTCATCTCACGCCAGACCGGTGACGCTTCGTTCCAGGGCACGATCTTCGTCGGCACCGACCCGACGCAGAACTTGGCGGTCGCCACCAAGCAATACGTCGATGCGGTCCGCACGGCACTCGGCGGATACCTGCCGCTCAGCGGGGGCGCCCTCTCGGGCCTGCTGACCGCGCAGGCTGGTATCTCTGTGACCGGCGGACCGTTCACCGTTGGCTGGTCTGGTGCGGGTGGCGCTGGGATGGTGCTGCAAGCCGCTCCCGGCGCCTACAGGGCGCTGATCTGGGAGACAGGCGGGCTTCAACTATGGAACATTGGCAATTCCAGCGGAGAGCCGCGCGACGGTTCTAACACTGGCGGCGATCTGGCGTTCTATCGCTTCGATGACGCGGGAAATTTCCTCAGCACACCGCTAATGCTCATGCGTGCCAGTGGCGCGGTGATGCTGGACCGCGACCCAAGCAGCAACCTGCAAGCCGCGACCAAGCAGTATGTCGATAGCAAAACGGCTGGCAACTACCTACCGCTCACAGGCGGCGTTTTAAGCGGCAGGCTGGACATATCCTACACAGCCAGCACGACATCGTGCCAACTGTTCCTCGCGCCAGCCAACTTCAGCGGCAACGCTCTGGAGGGCAAGCTACGGTTTGGCGGAACCTTCGGTGTCGGTGTTGGTGATATCGGCGTGCGCCTCACATCATCGATCCGCTCGGGCTTCCGCTCCAACGCCTGGGGTTATGAATACCTCGACGTGTGGATCAACAACGGCAACCCGAATGATGCGTCATCCGACATCAATCAGGTGCAGGTTGCCAGCTTCAACCGCTTCGGCATCACCATGCCCGCCAGCATGGCCATCACGCTGTCGGCTGATCCCACCGCAAACCTACAGGCCGCGACCAAGCAATACGTCGATGGCATCATCCTGCGCCAAGGTGGCCCGTGGTTGCCACTCACAGGCGGCCAGATCAGCGGTGGCCTTGAGGTTCAGGGGATACTCGAAGCTACCTCCAATTCGTCGGTCATCAACGGCCTGGGCACCTGGGGCCTCGCGATCACCAACAACCTCACCCAAGGTCAGGGCGAGGTCGATTTCGTTTCGCTGTATACGCCCTATGGTGGGTTCCACTGGTATCAAGCACAGACGGGCTACGTTAAAGCCGATCTGATGGCGTTGTATCCCAACGCCACGCTGGCGCTGTGGGGCCTCGGCATCCAATACTGGGGCATTCCGCACGGCGGCAACACCGTTGGGTTCGTGTGGTATGGCGGTTGGCTGAACGCCTATGTCGACGGCAGCCTCATCGGCTTCCTGATGACTTCCGACACGGCGAACTCGCTCTACCTCGCGCTGACCGGCGGCACGATGCAGGGGATGCTGTATTCCAACAGCGGCATCAATTTTAACAACGGCGCGGTTTCAAATCCGCAGGACACGTCGCGCGGGATCACGCTCTGGGGGGCCACGAGTGGCGGTTACGGGTTCTGCGTCACCGGCAACACCCTGAACTACAACACCGATGTAGCTAACGACAAACACGATTTCTACGCTGGCAGCAACTTGCTGTTCCGCATCTGGGGCAGCAATTACGTTATCTCAAATCTGCCGATGAGTTTGCAGGGTTGGCTGGCTGTTGGCGGCACGTCGAGCCTTGGCGGTGCGGTGACGATCAATGCCTACACCCCTGGGTGGGGCGCCTTCAATTTCGGTCAGCAGTTGGCCATCACCGGGCCGATTAACAACGGCATAGGCATCTGTGACAGTTCCGGCACCAAATGGGTCGGTATTCATAATTCCGGCGGCGCATTGATGTTTAGTGGAATGCCCGCTCTGACTGACACCACGACACCGCCGAGACAATGGCTTATGCTGAGTGACGCTGGCGCAACCGTTTCCCAGATCACCGGCACTCAGTCTGGCGGCGGTAATAGCAGCGCCATCCGTGTTGTCGCGGCCTTTAATGCCTCCTACGAATGGAATGAAACCAGTGCAGCGGTAGATACCCGAAAATGGGACGCTATCGCGGGCGGCGGCTCACTGTATTTCCGCGTGATGAGCGACGATGAGGCAACAGCGAACGCATGGTTGACTGTGGGCCGGGCGGGGGCCGCGTCGACCAGCGTTTATTTGGGAACTCCAAACGGACAGGTGTATTTCAATAACATCGTCGGCCCGCTGCACTTCGGCAACCGCATCGCGCCCAACAACGACCCTGCCAATACGTCGAACCACATCACGCTGTGGGACGGCGGCTACGGGTTCTCGATCACTGGCGGCACGCTGAACGTGGTGTTCGGCGGCACCTGTATGTTCCTCAACAACGGACAGCAACAAGCCTACTTCAGTTCCAGCGGCCTCACCTTGGCCAGTGGCACGACGGCGTTGCTCGGCCGCGATCCGACTGCGGCGATGGAAGCTGTTACCCTGCAATACTTCCAGGCCCACGGCGCGCCGTCTGGCGCCTACCTGCCGATCGACGGCAGCGTCGCCATGACACCCGGCAATCTCAGACTGAATGCGGGCGCGACGCCACCGACCGCGCGCACCATCACCGGGCAGACCGCTGGGGTTGATGAGTGGTGCATCTTCCTGGGTGGCATGAACCACGCGCCGTTCGCCATCACCAAATTCATCGGCACCGCGTCTTATCAGCCTGGGATTTCGATCGACTGGACGACGCTGAATGTCACTCTGCTTGGCAATCTGGCTGTTAATAAAACCCAAGGGACCATTTCGGTCAACGACCCAGGCGGCGCCTATGCACAGTTGGGCGCCTATCCCGGCGGCGGCACGTTATCGGTGTATGGCAGCAACTCACAAATCACTCTGGCCAATGCGGGCAGTGGCCACGTCAACGCTATCGTCGGTTATAGCGGCACGACGTATCAACGCTGGTCGATCGCAATGGGCAACGCGACGCCCGAAAGCGGCGGCGGCAGCAATACCGGGTCCGATTTCAGCATCGCGCGGTTCAGCGATACCGGGGTTCAGCTTGGCACGCCGTTCTTCATCAACCGTGCCACCGGCAACGTCACCATCGGACCGGGCGGCCTGATTTCACAGGGCACGGTGAGCATCAACGCCAGCGGCTATGCGACGCTTGCGTTGAATAAGGGTGGCATCACTTCCGGCTACTCAAACCAGATAGTCGGTTATGCTGTCGGAAAAACCCGCTGGATAATCGCGCCGGGGAATACCGACCCGGAAAGCACCGGCAATGCCGGGTCAAACTTTGCCATCTATAGCTACAATGACGACGGCAGCTACAACGCAAGCCCATTCTTCATCAACCGCGCCACTGGGGCAACCACTGTCAACAGCAACCTCTATGCCCCTTACATCTCATGCTCAGGTTGGATCATCGGCTCCAACATCATTCGCAGCCAGGGCTACAGCAATCCATCGGTGGCCTGCTACAACTTAACTGGTGGCTATGTGTCCGGTATGTGGTGCGAGAGCGGCGGCACGCTTTCGTGGGGCGACTGCGACGGCAACGGCACGCCGAGCAACACCCGCATGTATCTTGATCGCAGTAACAACCTCACGGTTGCTGGTGGTTCCTTCGCGACCTATCTTCACAGCAGCGGCGAGACCAACACCAACACCATCATGAACGCGAGCGGCGTGTTCTACGTTGCCAACAACTATGCTTATTATCTGGCCCGCGACGGTGGCTCCGGAACTTGGAATTTTGTCGAGAACAACCAGTGGAACTTTGCCGTCCGCATCAACGGTGACATCGCCTGCCGCAATTCGCTGTATGCCTATGGCGGGGTGTTCGCCCAGAATGACGGCGGCTTCGGTTTCTATCAGAACGCCGGTGCTCAAAGGCAATTCGCGTTTGCTGCTAATTGGTTCTGGGACTGGGACGGCAACAACGGCACGCTGTATTGGTATAGCGCAGCGTTTTCCGGTGCCCACTGGTATATCCGCAACGACGGCTGGTGCTTTAACAACTGGTTTGTGGTCGGTGGCCACGGCGCCTATCAAGACCTGTCCGACGAACGCGCCAAGGTTGACATCATGCCGTCGCTGGCGGGCCTCGCGGAAATTCTTCAGATCAACCCGATACGCTTCCGTCGCGTCCGCAATTTCAAACCCAAACCCAAGATCGATGACTACCACGACGTGGGGTTCTCGGCGCAACAGGTGCGCGGGATTATCCCAGAGGCTGTCATGGTGGCGGGGTTTGAATTGCCCGGCGGCGGCGGCACAATGGACAGCGCCAACCCGAGCCTGAGCATCGGCACCACGGCGATCATTGCCGCGCTGGTCAACAGTGTGAAAGAACTGACAGCGATGAATGCGGCACTCGCGGCGCGCGTGGCAACCCTGGAAACAAGGACGCTTCACTGATGGTCGCACTCGTGATCCCCAACCAGACCACGTTCGGTCAGATGACCAACAGCGTGGTCAGCCGTATCGCCGGTCTCAACACCTCGGTGCTGCGGCTGAACGAAGCGGTCGCCACCGCGTCGGAAAGCTATACCGGCACACCCGGCACCGAGTTTGAGGCAGCGACGCCCGCAATGGGTGGCATGTCGGTTGGTAACAACTTCGGCGTGATGGCGGACCCGGACAACGCGGGCGTCAACGGCACGGCTTATGCCGATGCGGTGACCGGTCTGACTGTGGCGTGGCAGGCGTTCTGGACCGCTGCGACGCCCTATATCAAAACCCTCGACAATGGAATGGCGGCAATGTCATGAGCGACCCAGGAATGGGCAATCCGCCCCCGGCACCGAATGCCAACCCGGACTGCCCCAATCAACCGGACTATTCGCAGTGCCGCGTCAGCCGCACGGCCTCGGTGCAACAACCCATCATCGCCTGGGAGCCGATCTACGACGGCACCGGCATGATGACCAACAGCGATCCCAACACCCACGTCTCGACCTATACCTGCTCGGTGTGCACGCAGAGTTGGGAAATTGCCCAGGTTGCCGGTCAGCAACAGGTGCTGAAGAAATTATGAGTGGCGTCGCGGCACTGCGCAATCCGGACTGCCCAGATAATCCGTCACGCTGTCGGATTATCCGGGTGGTGGCGCCAGTCGAACCGGCGCAGGAATGGGTGATCATTTACGACGGTAACGGCAACGCCACCAACAAGGACCCCAACACCTACATCGCGCATTCCGATTGCGGCGTCTGTGGGCAAAGCTGGGAAGTCGAATGGACCGGGGCTGAGCCGCCGACCTATCGGAAGCTGTAGCCGATGGACGTGAAGCGCACCGTCGACAACGTCGACAAGATCATGGCGCGGATTGAGGCGCTGACCGGGCAGGAAGTGCTGGTCGGGATACCGATGGAGCGCACCGCGCGGGCCGGTGAACAGATCACCAATGCGTCGCTGGCCTATATCCACGAATTTGGCAGTCCCGCCCGCAACATCCCGGCACGGCCGTTCATGCGGCCGGGGGTGCGCAATGCGCGCGAGTCGATCGTGGCTGAAATGGAACGTGGCGCCAAGGCGGTGATGGACGGCGACAACGGCGCGGTATCCCGCACGCTCAACACCGTGGGTATGCTGGCCCGCAACAGCGTCGTGAGGGCGATCACCGAACCCAACCCGCCCTTCGTGCCACTGCGACCCGCGACCATCAGGGCGCGGTTACGGCGCACCCAGGCGGGCCGTCGCAAGCTGGTCAAATTGCAGCAACAGGGCACCCCGCTGACCGTGTGGGCGCAGCAACTGAACAAGTTTGGCGACATGAACATCATGCCGCTGTTGGACACGCTCAAAATGCGCAACGCGATCACCTACGTGGTCCGCCCCGCGCGCAATGCGACGCGGTTCACGTTCTGGGGTTACCAGCGCGACTACGGACAGATCATCACCCGCGCCACGAGGTGACATATGGCCAACATCTCGGTCACTGAGTTGCTGTTCGATGCCGATTTCGTGGACCCGGTCACGGTGCTGCGCAACATGGAACTCGTCGGCCCCGACGGCATCGTGACCTATGCCGAGGCGGCCATTCCGATCGTCGCCTCGGTGCAGTCATCCGCTGGCGACAGCCTGATGATGACGCCCGATATGGCGCGCAGCGGTTCCACCTATGACATCATCACCACGTTCCCACTGGCCACCGCGACCGACGCCAACAAGGCGGATACGGTGATCTGGCGCGGTATCGAGTTCGTGGTGACGGGCGTCGCCCGGTTCGGCAATTTCGCCAACAACGCGGGACACTACGAGGGCACCATGGAAGCCAAAACCATCTCACCCCCAGCGGGGCCGCCATGAGTAGCAAAGTGGACTTCAGCGCGATCAACGCCGAAACCGCCACGACGGTTGCTGAGCAGGCGGAAGCGGCGGGGCGGACCCAGGTCGACCCGAATGACCTGATCACCCAGCTTGAGGACCACGCCAAGCGGGTGATCGATCAACTGGCAATGCCGTCGCATCACCGCATGATGGCGTTGCCCAAGCTGCAAGAACTGGTGTTCTGGCTGCGCGCGGGCGCGGGACGCGGCTGATGCAGGAGCGCGCCATCGTCTATGGCGTGATTGCGTGGCTGGCGTGCTGGCTGGTCGATCTGGTGATTTTCGTGGCGCGTAGTCCGGTGCTGGCGATCGACCCGATTCTGAAGCTGGTCATCGTGCTGGCGTGCCTCGTGATCATCCTGCTCGGGCTGGCGCGCAACAGGTGGCTGTTGCCATGAGCGGCAACACCTCGGCGACCGGCGGCTACATCATCGAAATCCCGCCCGGGCCGCCGACCGGGGAGCAGATCACGGCGGCCCTACAGGCGACCGTGCGGGCGCTCACGGGGCTGCCCGGCAATCTGGTGCGGCCGCGCTGGCAGCCGATGCCGCCGACACAGCCCGACGCGGGCGTTACGTGGGCCTCTGTGGGCACCACGCACATGGAGGCGGACGATTACCCCGTCATCACCCACGACGGCCTAGCGCAGCTTGTGGGCGCCCCTGGGCCGGGGGTGGACCGGATGACCCGCCATGTCACGATAACCGCCGTGGTGACGTTCTACGGTCCCGAGGCAGAGGACGTGGCGGGGACGTTCCGCGACGCCTTCTACGTGCAACAGAATTGGGAACCGCTGCACGTGCTGGGGCTGAATATGCGCGAGGTAGCCGATTTGGCGCGCGCGCCCGAATTGATCAACCAGCAATGGATCGACCGCATCGACATCAAGCTGGAAATGCGCGGCCAACTGACCCGCGTCTATCCGGTGCTTAATCTGGACGGCGCCGACGTGGTGATCCACCGGCCCAACGCCGACGGCAGCGTGACCGACACCTCGGTCAGCGTGCGGGAAACCACGGCCACCCGCCCCTAAAGCCTACCCCTTTCACATCGCTGAACTGAAGGAGCGCAGCCATGCCCGGTCTGAGCGTATCGGACGTCGTCAATGTGCAAATCAACATGAGTCCGCTGGCGGTGCCGCTGCGCAATTTCGGTGCGCTCTGCATTGCCGGTCCGTCCACCGCGATCGATGTGAATGAGCGCATCCGGCAATACGCCACGCTGGACGGCGTCGCTGCGGATTTCGGCTCAACCGCGCCGGAATTTATCGCCGCCGATCTGTTTTTCTCGCAGTCGCCGCGTCCCGCCATCCTCTATATCGGGCGGTTCGCGCAGACCGGAACCAACGCCGTCCTGCATGGCGGCATCATGACCACGTCGCAACAGGTCACCCTGCTCAACCAGCTAAAGCTGGTCACCAACGGCACCATGCAGATTACAATCGACGGCATCGTGCATCAGTTACAGGCCACCTCGGGACACCTCACGGGCGGCACCTTCCTGCCGGTCGCGCAGGACGCGTTGGTGACCCAGTTGCAGGGCATCGTCAACGGCGCGTTCGATATCACCATCGACGGTGTGCTGCGGCATGTGGCGGGGGTCAATTTCTCCACCATGACCGGCAGCGACACGCCGACCCATCTGGCCAGCGCAGGCGCCCTGATCTCGACCGCGATGGCCAGCTATGGCACCGCGTCGTGGAACAACCAGCTTGGCGCATTCGTCATTCGCAGCGCCACCACCGGCACAGTGTCCACCATCACGTTCGCCAGCGTCCCAGCCAGCGGCAGCGATGTGTCGGCCATCCTGCAACTGACCGCCGCCACGGGCGCGCTGGCGCCCGCCAACGGCACCACGGGCATGGACTTCACCAGCGTCACCAACCTGAACGGCGCCGCGACCGTGATCAACAACGCGCTGACCGCTGGGACGTGTTGGTGGGATGGCACCCGGTTCCACATTCAGTCGATTTCGTCCGGTCCCGCCAGCACGATCACCTACGCCAGTTCGTCCGGGCTGGGCCAAGACGTGTCGACGCCGATGAAGCTGACCCAGGCGGCCGGTGCTTCCATCCCGGTCGACGGCATCGCGGCGGAAACCGCATTGCAGGCAGCCATCGCACTGCGCGCGCACCCGCAATGGTATGGCCTGCAATTCGCCCTGGTGAACGACATCACGGTGACCGACTATGTCAACGTGGCCGAGTTCATTGAGGGCTGCGACCCGGTGTCGATCTTCGGCTACACCTCGCAGGACACGGGCGGTCTCGATCCCACGGTGAATTCCGACATCTTCAGCCAGATGAAGGCGCTGGGCTATACCCGCACGTTCGGGCAGTTCAGCAGCAACAGCAAGTATGCCTCGGCCAGCATGTATGGTCGGGCATTTACCGTGGACTTTGAGGCGTCCGATACCGTCATCACGCTGAAGTTCAAGCAGGAGCCGGGGGTATCGGGGGAAATCCTGACCGAGAATCAGGCGGCCTCGCTCAACCTCAAACGCGCCAACGTGTTCGTTTACTATTCCAACGACGTGGCGATCATCCAACAGGGCGTCATGGCGTCGGGCATGTTCTTTGACGAACGCCATAACAGTGACTGGCTGGCCAACCGCATCCAGACCGATCTATTCAACGTGTTGTATACCGCGCCGTCCAAAATCCCGCAGACCAACCAGGGCGTCCATATCCTTGTAGCTACAGTCGAAAACAGCATCCAACAGGGCGTGGTGAACGGTATGATCGCGCCCGGGCAGTGGAACGCGCCGGGGTTCGGTCAGATCGCCTATGGACAGATGCTGCCCAAGGGCTTCTACGTGTGGGCGCCGTTGGTGGAATCACAACCCCAGGCAATCCGCGAACAACGCATCGCGCCGACGATCCAGGCGGGCATCAAACTGGCGGGCGCCGTGCATTTCGCCAACGTGATCGTGAACGTCAACCGATAGTCACGAGCCACGGTTGCAAAATGCGCGTATAGGCAGCGCGCGACCCTATCAACCAAGGAGAACGCAAACATGGCGAAAACAGTTTTCGCGATGATCACACTGCTCGATGATCGAGACGCAATCGACCCCGGCTTCGGCAATCGCCCGGGCGCGATCGACCCCGGCTACGATAGGCCGATCCATCACCCCGGGCACCCGGACCACGGACTGCCCAGCCGTCCCGACCACATCGGCGGCGGTCCGATCTACCATCCCGGCCACCCGGACCATGGGCTTCCCAGCCGCCCCGACCATGCATGGGGAGGCGGTCGCCCCGACCGCCCAGAGCAGGGCCTGCCATGGGCACCTGGGCACCCGGACGCCGGTCTGCCGGTGCCTCCCGGCCTGCCGCCGCTTCCCGCGCCGCCAGCGCAGATCGCCAACAAGGTGGTCGTGCTGTGGCATCTGCCCGGTCAGACGGAGTGGCACGGCAAGGTGATTGACCCCTCGCTGGAAGGTGGCACGCCGCTGCCACCGGCACCGGCACCCAAGGGCTAAGTGACGTCCCGTGGCGATCGAACCCACCAACGGGAACGGTCGCCACGGTCTGATTGCCAATGTCAGCGACAAGCTGATCCGCGCGCTGCCACCGGCATTTTTATTGCTGGTGCTGCTGAATATCTGTTTCCTCGGTGTCGCAACGTGGACGTTCTCGCATAACACCGAAGTGCGAAACACCATGTTGACCAAGATCATCGAAAGCTGCCTCACCCGGCCGCCCGCGCGCGACTAGCGCGCCCCTCACCACAATCCACGCCTGCCCCAAAGCGAAATCCTGAAAGGAGGTCGTTGTGACCACGTATTCGTTCATTGACGTGGCCGCGTCCATCGTCGGACCCGGCGGTAGCTTCTCACTCGGCTATGGCTCGGGTAACTCCGAGGAAGGCATCTCCATTGCCATGACCGAAGATAAAAACACGATGACAATTGGGGCCGATGGCAGCGTGATGCACTCGTTGCACGCTGGCAATGGCGGCACCGTGACGCTGCGGTTTCTGAAAACCAGCCCGACAAATCAAATGCTGTCGGTGATGCTCGATCTGCAACGCGTGTCATCGGCGCTGTGGGGCAACAACACCATCGTGGTGTCCGATCCGGCGCGCGGCGATCAGATCAGTTGCAGGCAATGCGCCTTCGTCCGCTGGCCCAACGTCAACTACGCGAAAGACGGCGGCACCCAGGAATGGACGTTCCACGCCGGATCGATCGACGGAATCCTGGGCGACGGCACGGCGGGAGTGTAGCCCATGGCAGAATTTGACAGCGGCGGGCACCACTACCGCACCGAGCGAATGAACGCGCGCGATCAGTTGCATCTGTTGCGCGGCCTCGGCCCGTTGTTCGGACCCATGGCGCGCGCTGCCATGTTAAGCGAAACGGCGGACGATGTGACGCGCCGTATCCACGTTATGATTCCATTCTTCGAGGCGTTCTCCAAGATGGAAAAACACGAGGTGGATGTGCTGGTCGATCGCTGCCTGAGTGTGACCCGCCGACGCGAGGGGGGCGGCAATGGGACCAGCCAATACGGGCCGCCGATGCACAGTGGTTCGCGTGATCAATACGAGGACCTGAGCCTGGGCGATCTGATGACGATTTGCTGGGAGGTGGTGCAGGACAATCTGGGGGGTTTTTTCGCTACCGCGTCGCCGCCGGGAGCCGGGAATATCCCGCACTCGCCGCCGCTCGCGATGCCGATGTCAGTTTCATGAGCATGGCCAACGACGAAGGGTTTCTGATGGCACCCGTGCTGAACGGTCTGTGCCGTCTGGAAAGCCTGCTCGACGGCACGCTGAGCCTGGAACACATCGCCTGGGCGAATGACGCATTGGCGGTGCGCGAGGAAAACAAGGCGCGCCAGCAACAGGCGGCCGAGGAAAGGGCGCGCAAGTGAGCGTCACGACCACCCCACGCGTTGACGGCGGCAGCGGTGGCGGCGGTGGCGGTTCCGACATCACCCTGCCGCCCGTTGAGGTGACCGCAAAGCGCCTGCCGATCACCGCACCGTCCAATGTCACCTCGGTGCGCTCACCGAACGACGGCAAGACGCAGCAAGGCGAACAGCTATGGATGCGCAAATGGAAGCTGACGGTCGGCACGCCACAGGGCGACAAGGCGATGGACCTGTCGCTGTTGGATTTTGAGTTCACCATCAATCAAGATCGCTACAAAGTGCCGTGGACCGGCCGCATTAAGATTTGGAATGTCGGCGACAACATCATCAGCCGGATGAACAAGGAACTGACCAAGGTCTACCTCAAGGCTGGCTATCAGGAGCCATCCAACCAGTATGGCGATCTGTTCGCGGGGCAGATCAACTATTTCAAGCACGGTCGCCAGAACGCGACCGACACGTTTGTGGAAATTTTCGCCAGCACGTTTGAGGACCCGCTACGTTCGGCCATCGTCAACACGTGGCTGCCGGTGGGCTACGCCAAGAAAGACGAAATCCAGGCGGTGGCGGCGGCGCTGGCGCCGTGGGGCATCACGCTTGGTCAGGTGACCGATCTGAAGGACGCCAACACCAAGGCACCACGCGGCAAGCTGATGTTTGGCATGGCGGCGGATTATATGCGCGACATTGAGCGCACCCAGAAAGCGCATTTCTTTACCGACACCGACGGGCGGCTGCATTTGTTGAAGGATAGCGAAGCGCTGGCGCTCGGCAGTGAGACGATCCCGATTTTGACCAGCAAGACCGGACTGATCGATGTGCCGACTACGACGTTGGATGGCGCGGCCGAGGTGCAGTGTCTGCTGAACCCCCGCATCACCCCAGGCACACGCATCAGGATCGCCAACAAGACCGCGCATAAGAAACCCGACGAGGCGATCACCAAATACACCAACGTCGACACATCTGTTTTGGTGGCGGACGCCTACAAGCTGTCGCTGACCGAATTCAACTTCCACGCCGACGGCACCTACACCGTGGGCGCGGTGCGCCACCAAGGGGCGAACCGGGGCAATCCCTGGTATTCCCACATCATCACGCTGAAGGTTGACCAAGTGCCCGGCCTGACGACCAGCGCGGGCGCCGCCTGATGGCACAGACGCTTGAAGAATTTCTGATCTCAGTCAAATACAACATCGACGCACCGTCGCAGCAGACTTTCTTCAATGCCATGAAGCGTGCCGCCACCTCGGTGGCAGGTGTCGCGGGTGAACTGACCGGCCTCGGCCTCGCGGTGATGAAGATCGCCGACATGATGGCGCAGTCGGGCGAGAAACTCTATTGGATGAGCCAACGCCTGGGCGACAGCGTCGCCGATATTCAGGGCTTGGCCTACGCCATGTCGGGCCTGGGCGAATCGGCCGAGCAGGCAACGGCAGGCATTGAACGCTTCGGCGCCTGGACCCGCAGCATGGGACCGGCTGCGACGGGCTATCTGCACGCACTCGGCATCACCGCCACCGACACGGTCGGGCGGATGCGCCAGCTTGGTGAATACTTCCGCGCCCATGGCGGCACCCAGGCACAGCAAGGCACCTTGGAATACGCGCTGACGCTGCGCCGCGCCCAGATGATGGGCATTGACGAGCAGACCATGCTGGCGGCCAGTAGCGGCAAGCTGGAACAGAATCTGCAACAGGCTGGCCTGATGCAGCGGCTGGTATGGGGCGCGAACTGGCAGAGCGGACCACAGCAGTTCGCGACGCAGTCCGTGGAGGTGATGAACCGGTTCCGCCAGATGGGGTTTTTCTTTCAAAACCTCACCCAGCAATTTGGGCTTGGCCTGTTCAACGCGATCTTGCCGGAACTGGACAAGATCAACGCGCTGTTGATCGACATGCTGCCCGCCATCCAGCGGTTTCTCAATCATCTGATCAGCTACGCACCGGCCGCGCTGCAATTCCTGCAAGACATCATGCGCGGTTTCAAGTTCATGCTGGAAATTGCCACGTTTGCCATGGAGACCTGGGACAAGCTGCCCGGTGTGGTGCAGCACGCGGTGGAAGCAATGCTATTGTTCCCCTCGGCGCTGAAGCTGATGGGATCGCCGCTGTTCTGGATACTCGGTGGCATCACCGCACTGTTGCTGTTGCTGGACGATTACCAGCACTGGCAGAAGGATCAGGAGACCGGCAGTAAGGAACAGCACAGCTATTTCAAATGGGACGCGATTGATAATTTCATGAAGCCGATCATCGCCGCCTACAAGACGATGAGCGAATACGTCGACAAGGTGATGCCCATCAAAGGGCTGTTCGATATGTTCGCGTCTACCACTGCGGCTGTCGGTCTGTTGGCGATCAGCGGCGCGTTGGACGGCATTATGACGCGGCTGTTGGCGATGGGCACTTTCCTGATGCTCAACCCGATTGGGGTTGGGATCATGGCGGCGCTGGGACTGCTTGACGTTGCGGTGTTCGGCAAGCAGGGCAACGCGATTATTGAAAAGCGCGCCAAAGAACTCGGCTACACCATCCAAGGTGAAGGCACGCCAAATCCAACCTTCACCAAAGACGGCAAGACGCTGGACTACGGACAGATGATGCGGGAGGAAGGGTTCGGTCCATCCGGCGTCACGTTCGGGCAGGCGCATGGTTTCAAGCCGCTGCCATGGCAACCGGGCTACAAGGACGATCAACCGTTCACGCTGCCTGATCTGAAACGCCCGGCGCCGGGCGAAGGGCGGCACGATGAGCCGACCCCGGGTGATGACACCGGCAAGGGCATGATCCTCGGCATGCGGGGCGGCGGGCGATACCAGACCGCATCCACCGGCTGGATCGGTGGCCCGAGCGACGCGGGCGGTAACAGCGACCCGTTCTACAATATGTTGCGCTTTAATCTCGACGCCATCATCGAAAAGCTGAGCGATCTGTTGGACACGCTCAACGCGATGGCGCTGAAGATGGGCGTCGAGCGGGGCGACCTGGGCGGCGGCGGCAGAACTGGCGGCGGCGGTGGCGGCGACGGTGATCTGTTGCCACCGGGCGCGTCACCGGAAGAACAAGAGGCGCGGCTACGCCAGATCGAGCAACGCGAGTCGGGTGGCCAAAACATCAATAACCGGACGGGGCCTGGGGGCAGCCCAGCAAGCAGCGCGTCGGGCTTCTACCAGATGATCGACAGCACGTGGCTACACGCGGCGCACCTCGCTGGCATCAACACGCAGCACTACCCCCGCGCCATCGACGCGCCGTGGGACATCCAGCACAAGGCCGCGCTGGCACTGATCAACGAGCAGGGCGAACGGCCGTGGATTTCCAGCGCGGGGCATCATCTGTCGCACCAGCCGCTTGGGTCCGATGATACCAGTCCAGGCTGGGCGGGGCGCGCACTTACCGGGCAGCGACACAGCGGCATAATCCAGAACAACAACACCAACATCTCGGTCGTGGCACCCAGCCCCGCGTCAGCGGGGGCACAGGTCGCCGAGCATCAGATACGCATCCATGAACACCATTCGCGCTTCACCGCAGGGAAATTACTGGCATGAGCGGGGCACTGCTTGGCATCTCGGCGGTTGGCGGCATCGCACAGCAGGCGCTGCAAGCCACCGGCCTGATGCCCGCGTGGTTCCGCGCGCCACGCTCGATCGGCGACAGTAGCAGCAAGGGCGGGGCGATCATTCCCGACGTGACGATTGAGGAACAGCACAGCGACCGGTTGACCGTGACGCAGCACCCGATCGCCGACGGTTCGCCGATCCACGACCACGCCTACAAGCTGCCCGCGACGGTGGTGATGCGGATCGGGTTTTCTAATTCCAACATCGTCGGCGCGGCGGTGCAGGGTTTTCAATCGGGCGGTGGGTTCTCTGATATTGGCGGCGGCCTCGCGGGCGCTGGCCAGGGGCTGTTATCGGCGGCGACCGAGCAGCGTTGCAACGACATCTATAAGAAACTGGTGAAGCTGCAATTTGATCAAGAGGCATGGGACCAGGGCATGGCGCCGCTGGCTGCATTCAGTCTGACCACCGGCAAACGGCCTTACAAGAACATGGTGATCACCGAACTGTCGATGCGCAACGACAAGACCACGGAATACGCCCTGATCATCGAAGTGCACATGCAGGAAGTGTTCATCGTCAAAACCGCGTCGACCACCCAGCCGTCGCAAACCAATCAGTCCAACCCGGAAAAAACCGCATCACCCACCGACCAGACGGATAAGAGCGCGACACCCACGCCCAATCCGAATTCGTTCATAAAACGTGGCGCTGATTTTTTCTTCGGGGCGTGATCATGCAGTCGTTTGAAATCCCGCTATCGGGCACGCCGCAGCGGTTCACCATCTCGCTGCCGCTGGAAAACAACCCGACCGGCGCGCTGGTGTCCTATGTGATGACGTTCCAGTATCGCGACGCCGAGCCGTCCATGGCGGGCGGCTGCGGCTGGACGCTCGATCTGGCTGACCAGTTTGGCAACGCCATCCTGTGCGGCGTGCCGCTGGTGACCGGCGCGGACCTGTTACGCCAGTATGACTATCTGGCGCTGGGTGGCCACCTTGCGGTGGTGTCCGACGGTCTGCCCGACGAGGTTCCGTCGTTCGACAACCTCGGTTCCGGTTCACATCTATTTTGGGTGACCATACCATGAGCGAAGCCGCTGGACCGCTGGAATACCGCCAGCACTACGCCACCGACATCGAGGCGATGCAGACCCATCTGGACGGACGGCAGGCGCAAATCCATACCGCGATGCCGGGCCACATCGTCAGCTATGACCCGGCCAGCATGACGGTCACGGTGCAGATCGGCTTGCAGGCGCTGCGCGAGATGACCGATGGCAGCATACAGCCGGTGACCATTCAACCGATCAGAAATGTGCCCGTGATGTTCCCGACCGGGGGCGGCCACACCCTGACGTTTCCGATTAAGCCGGGCGACGAATGTCTGGTGATCTTCACCGAACGCAGCATCGACAATTGGTATCAGCACGGCGGCACCCAGCAACCGAACGACTACCGGATGCATGATATCAACGACGCGCTGTGCTTCGTCGGCATCCGCAGCCAACCGAACGTGCTGGGTGGTGGCGCTGCCACTCACGCTGGCGTGGCGACAACGGCGTCGGCTGACACCGTGCAACTCCGCAGTGACGACGGCCAGACCTACATTGAACTCGATGGCGCTGGCCGCGCAGTGAACATCCGCTGTCCGGGCGTCATCACGCTGGATTGCGTGTCGCTGCACGTGACCGGCGATATTCAGTGTTATTCCGAGGTGTTCGCCCAATCGCAGACTATGGGCTTCGTCACCCTGTCGAAGCACTTCAAGCACAGCGGCTCGCCGTCCACTCCGACGCCGGGGACCTGACCATGCGCTATCGCAGACTGGACGCCAATGGCGACATGACGTTCGGCCAGGGCCTGGGCAATTTCTGGATCAACCAGCCCGAGGCGGTGGCACAGTCGGTGTTGACCCGGCTGCGGCTCAACCTCGGCGAATGGTTCTACGACACCAGCGACGGCACGCCGTGGAACACCGAGGTCCTGGGCGAACGCACCCAGTCCACCCGCGACGTGGTGGTGCAAGACCGGGTGCAGACCACCACGGGGGTGGTGGAGATCATCAGCTATGGCTCGCTGTTCGATCCCAACACCCGCACGTGGACGGCCGCCATGACGCTGCAAACGGTCTACGGGCCGGTGGCGCTGGTCGCCACTAAACTGCCGGGCATCGTGCCGCCGCTGCCTGGGGCGGCCCCCGCAGGCGCGGCAATGGCCGCCTCCGGGCTTGGCATTCAGGGTGGCACGCCGCTCACCATGGTGCCCGCCGATCTGACCCAGGGGCCACGCAGCGATATCACCGATTTTGAGATTCAAACCCTGAACGCGGGAAGCTGGTAGATGCCACTGGCCATCCTGAAGCCCGACCCGCCATCGCGCGTGCTGCGGGCGCGGCAAGCGCCCCGTCCGCGTCCCCAGGTGGCGCTACGCGTCGCAGCGCCGCGACTGCGGCTCGTTGCCCCGCCTGCCGTCGCAGCCCCGCCACGCCCCGCCAGGGCGCGCCCTGCGGCCTTGGCCTTGCCGAAGCTGCAACCGGTGCTGCGGCTGGTGCTGCCGACGCCACCCCGGCCGGTGCGCCTCGTGCTGCGCGCACCAGCGCCGCCAGCGCCTGTGCCAACGCCGCTGGCCGAGGTGACGGGGGCGGTCGCGGTGGGTGTGCTGGGCACGGGCGGCACCCGGGTGATCATGGTGCCCGCTGACCTGACCCAGACCGGGCTGGTCAACATCACGCAATTCCGGATTTCGCTGGCAGCGGGAGTTTGGTGAATGTCGGGAACCGTTGCGCCAGTCTCACCCACCGCAGCCTACGTCGATCGCACCGGCATCCACGCTCCCGACTACGCCGCCGTGCTGGCGTTCCTGAAAGGCCAGTTGCAGGCGATCTACGGCAGCGACACCGTGATCGACAACGACAGCCAGGACGGCCAACTGATCGGGATTTTTGCGCTGGCGCTCAGTGACACCAATGCCGCCTGTGTCGCGGTTTACAATTCGTTCAGCCCGTCCACCGCGCAGGGGGTGGGCTTGTCCAGCATGGTCAAGATCAACGGCATGGCGCGCCACGTGCCGAGCAATTCAACCGCGCCGATGACCATTATCGGCGTGGCCGGGACCGTGATCACCAACGGCATCGTGCAGGACACTCCCGGCAACAACTGGGCACTGCCTGCCAGCGTGACGATACCACCCAATGGCGACATCATCGTGACCGCGACCTGTCAGACACCGGGCGCGGTGACGGCGCCCGACGGGGACATCAGCCGCATCTACACCGTGACGCTGGGCTGGCAGTCCGCGACCAACGGCCCGGTGACGGTGGGCGCGCCGGTTGAAAGCGACGCTTTGCTGCGCATCCGCCAGAGCGTCTCCACGGCGCTCCCCGCCTTGTCGGTGCTGTCAGGCATCATCGGCGCGGTGGCCGCGCTGCCCGGGGTGATCGCCACCAAAGGCTACGAAAACGACACCAACGTCGACTACACGACGGCGGTGCCGCCGCTGGGCGAGGGGCCGCTGCCACCGCACAGCATCAGCCTCGTGGTGCAGGGCGGTGACGCGATTCAAATCTGCCAGACCATCCTGCTGAAGAAAACGCCCGGCGCCTACACCTACGGCAGCACGCGTGAACTGGTAGACGACGTCTATGGCCTGCCGCACGATATCGGGTTCTTTATTCCGACGGCGGTGGCGATCGGGGTGCATATCACACTGACCGCGAAGGCGGGCTATTCCACCATCATCGCCCAGGCGATCCGCGACACCGTGGCGGCCTACATCAACGGGCTGGGGTCGGGCGTCTCGGTGATCTATTCCAAGCTGTGGCTACCCGCCAATCTGGACGGTGCTACCGACGTGCCAGAGAATGCCACCGCAACCTATGACATCACCGCGATGACGATGGCCAGCCCGGTCACCGGCACCTATGGCACCGCCAACATCACGCTGAACATTTTCCAGATGGCCGTCTGCGATCCGACCGACGTGATCATCACGGTCAGCTAAGCCGCTTCTGCCAGCGCAGGAACGCCATCAGGTCCGCGTCGTCGGTGACCGGCTGGCCGTCCGCCAGCGCGTCCATGAATTGCTGGAAACTCTCGGCATCGATGATGCGCTGGCCGGTGTCCAGCACGTGGCATTTGAGGTCGATGCCGAACACCCGGAAGGTGCCCGACCATACTGCTGTGGGGATTTTTATATCTGAGGGCATCGCATGACACTCGCTGATTACATCGGCCGGATCACCTCATGGCATAGCGACAAACCGCGTTTCGTCAACACGGTCGCCGTGCTGGTGCAGCCGCTGATCGACGCGCAGGACATGCTGGCCAAGCTGACGGCGGATTTCGATCTGGATACCGCTGTCGGTGTGCAGCTTGATCAGGTCGGGCAATGGATCGGGCGCACCCGCTATGTGGAAACCCCGGTCGCAGGGGTGTTCTTTTCCTTCAACGACAGTTACGACGGCACACCGGGCGACAGCCCGCGCACCGGGTTCAATCAGGGCATCTGGCTCGGCCAGTATGACCCGGTTGATCAGATCACCGCACTGGACGATGACACCTATCGGTCGGTGTTGAAATTACAGGCGATTGCCAACCAGTGGGACGGCACTGTTCCAGGCATTGCTGACGATCTGGACCGGGTGTTTCCCGGTACTGTCATTCAGGATTTGGGCGACACGCCGCCCGGTCGTATGGCGATGGACGTGCTGATACCCGGCGTGCTGATCAACTCGCTGTTGCTCAGAGTGCTGGAACAGGACTTCCCGGTGAAGCCCAGCGGCGTGCATGTCAATTTCATCGAATCAACCGTGTCTACGGAACAGATTTTTGCATTCAACATCGACGGCTCGCAAGGCGGACCGCTGGGCGGCTTCAATCAGGGAGCGTGGGGCGTCATCGTTCTGACGGTATAAAACAAGGGGCACGCCAACCATGGCAACCAATGACTTCCTGACATTCGCGGGCGATCCGGCAGCCGACGTGTTGCCGCAGTCGCAATACATCGCGACCGGGTTTACCGCGCGCATCCTCGGATTTTCCACCGGCACCGCGCTGTCGATCCAACTGAACAAAGTCTGGCGGCAGGCATCGCTGATCAGCGCCATGATCGGTCAGTTCACCGTCGATGAAATCAATCAGGACATGCTGGACGACGGCACGCCCGCTGGGATGACGGCATTGGAAACCCATTTCCGCGCCGCCCTTGTCCATGTCGCACAGAGTTCGATCGGCACCAACTTCCTGCCGCTCACAGGAGGCGCCCTTTCCGGCCCGCTTCAGATCAATGCCAGCACGCTCGGCATCACCGCGCCATCTGGCTCAGTAGCGATCAACCTGACACGTCAGCAAGGACAGTATGCCTTTCTTGCTGGCTACACCGGCACGTTCGCGCGCTGGCAAGTGTTTCTGCCCGACAACGCACCTGAGCAGGGCGGCAACTCGGGTTCCAATTTTGACATCAACAGTTTCAACGACCAGGGCGGCTATCTCGACACACCGCTAAGCATCAACCGTGCCACGGGCGTGGTGAACTTCAGTCATGGCCCCACCGTCAATGGTGCGTCGCTGCCTTATGTGCGACTGGCTGGCGATGTGATGAGCGGCGCACTCGGCGTCGGCAGCACCGGGATTTCCTACAATGGTCTCGGCGGTTATTGGGCGCAGCACCATATCGCGTTCGGCTGGGACGGCAACGTCAATGTGGCGGTGGACGGCACCTTTGTCGGCCAGATCGCCATGCAAAGCTGGGTCGGCGCCGTGGTCGGGGGTTACCTGCCACTCGGTGGCGGAAATCTTTCTGGGCAATTGAACGTATACGCGCCGCTTGAAGTGTTTGGCACTGCATTCCACCACTCCACGACGTTTTTCGGTTACACCGATTTCGCCAATTTCTGGGATGGCCGCTACCGCTACCGGCAATGGGCGGGAAGTTGGTATGACGCCTGGGACGGCCAGACCGGGTTGCGCGCCTGGGCCGCGCCCGGCGCCTGGATCATGACGTTGGATGGCACTGGAAGTTTATATGTCCGTAACATCCTGAGAGTTGATGGCAGTCGCATCATTTCCGCCAGTGGTCTGAGCGGTGGTGGTGTCGCACCTTCGGTGTGCTGCTACTGGACCGGCGGCGTTGCCAAGGGCATGTGGGTCGATGGCACCGGCCTGTGGCTCGGGCAAATGGATGGCAACGGCAATCCGTTGCGCGCGGACGTGGTATTCGACAACAACGGCTATATGACATTTTATGGCTCCGCATCAATCAACGGCAGCCTGTGGGTCGGCAACCAAGTGGCTGCGGCTGGCTCGATCGTTACCAACTATTTTAGTTGCAACGGCGCCGGTGTTTTCAATGGCCACTTTACCGTCAACAACGACGCCAACGTAGGCGGCACAATGGCCGCCACCGTGCTTTATTCTGGCAGCATCGTGCAGGCTCACACCCAAGTCTATTCCTACGACGGCGGTGGCGCTTCGCTCAATGCTGATGGCGTCATGTATAACGGCAACGGCGTGCAGATCGGTTGGCGCTGGGACGGCAACTGGATGTGGTGCCGGATCAACGGCTGGGAAAAGGAAGTCATCGTTGGCAATAACCAGCGCGTCCGCAATCTGCAAATGTATAGCACCTCGTTGCAGTGGACCGACAGCGACAATTCGGGATGGCTGGCCAACACCTACCGGTCCGATCCTCGTTTCAAACGTAACATCCGAGAGGCGGATGATTTCGACAGCCTAAGCGCGATCTGTGCCACGCCGACGAAGTCATTTGAATGGCGCGAGGACTACCGCGCTGCGCCCGTCCCTTATGGGATGATCTCGACCGATGTTCGTATGACATTGCCAGACGCGGTGATGGAAGCGCCGTCTGAGGGCGACGAACCACCGGTCGATCATCTCGATCCGCCCGCGCTGTTCGCGCATCTGTTCCGCGCCATCGCGCAACTCAACCGCAAGATCGCAGCCTTGGAGGCACGTCATGTCTGAATCCGATCAGCCAGAGGTCGATCCCGGCACGACAATTCCGACGCCGCCCACCCAGCCACCAGCCTCGGCGCTATATCCGCCAGCAGGCCCAATCATCGAACACCCGTGGCAACCGGCGACGGTGCTTCCGACCCCGGTAGGACCACCGCTGCCCACGGCCGCGCCTGTGGTGGTTGATACGCCGTATCTGTCGCAGTCGGGGAACCTGTTGAATTGCACGATGGGCAACTGGACCAACGAACCAAACCACTATACCTACCAATGGCTCAGCAATGCCACTGACGTGACGATGGTTGGGCCTTTCTGTGCCGTTACAGCAACTGACGAAGGTAGCACTTTCACCTGTAGCGTGACGGCGGCTAACCTCATCGGTGCCGCCTCGGCAACGTCAAATTCCGTCGTTGCCACCTACACCCCACCAACATAGGAGACGCATATGCCTAAAGACCCGGAAATCGTTTGGACGCTGAACATGATACAGGCCAACCAGATCATGGGCACGTTGGCCAAGCAGCCGTTCGGCGAGGTCGCCGAATTGATCGCCGAATTGCAGAAGCAGGCGCAGTCGCAATTGCAGGGGCAGCAGATGCCGCCGATGCACAGCACGCCATCCAAGATGGACGGCGAGGCGCGGGTGCAATGAGCCTGCAACGCGTCACGGTGCAAGTGAGCGCGGTCAAATTCGGCGACGTGTGGCTGGGATCGTCCGTCACCGGCATCGCCAATTCATGGCGGCCGGGGAACATGGACATCACGCTCTATGATCCCGCCACGCAGGCCAGCCGCACCGTGACCATCAACCGCAATCAATGGTTCGCGGTGGATCGCGACGTGTGATATAGTCAGCCTATCGAGATTGGACAGCCTTGGCCCCGCCAGCGATGGCGGGGCTTTTTTCATGCCTAAATTTCCGCTGCCGTGCGGCGTGGCAGACCAGACATCGCAGCCAGGATTTGCCGGTTTGGGAATGACGCATCAACGTCGCGTTGCGGCTGTGTAGCAGATGACCGAACCGGCACTGCTTCATTTTTCGTCGCTCGGGCTGAACACGACGCCCGCGTCGAGCAACATCCGCAGCAGCGCCGAGCCTTCGGCGAGCGGCAGCGTCACGTCCAGCTTGATATGGGCCTCGCCCTGGGCGGTGACCACGAATGCCAGCGCGTCCGCCCGCCTGGGGGACACCCAGGCGGCGCCCGAGGCGGTGCGGGGTGCAGACGGTGCGGGGATAGCCTTGACGCCGTCTGGCACGCGCGCACGCACCTTGGCGGCGAGGTCATCGGGCTGGCAGCCGAGCAGCTTGGCCAGCTTGACGCGGTTCTCGGGGCCGGGGCCGCCCTTGCCGTTGAGCCAATGATAAACCGAGGTATGGCCGCGTGGCATATTGATCGCTTTGTTGAGATCACCAATGTCCTTGCCGGTGCGTTTCAGGTAATCGCGCAGCGCGATGGCGATGTGGCCATACGCGGCGATCTGTTGCGGTGTGGCGGGGCCTGCGGCGAAGGGCATCACGCGGTCTTTCGGTTATCCACCACGCGCAGCCGGGGGCGGCTCAGCGAGGGCGTGGCGGTGCCCGCGACCAGGGCATAATAGGCGTCGCGATAGCAGGCGGTCTTGGTTTTCAGTCCAAGCTGGAATTTACCGCCATGCTTGGCCTGCCAGCACCAGCCGGTGAGCAGGCGTAGTTCGTTGGGTTTGCGGTGTTCGTTCCAAACTTTGCAATCGAGTTTGGCGACGTAGTGAATGCGCGCCACGTTGTTGACTTCGGTGATGATTGGGTCTGGCAACCACATACTTCAGTTTCCCATGAGATGGGCGCGGGCCGGGCTTGCACCCCCGGCCCGCTGGTATCAGCGCCGCTTTCTGGCGGTCACGGCGCCGATGCCGAGGACGCCCAGGCCGAGGATGGCGATGGACGCCGGTTCGGGCACTGAGCCACCGTCAGTCGGGTTGATCACGCAGTCGTCGCATGTGGTTGGACCGCCTGACGCGAAGAACGAATTGTTGTTGGCCGGTGCGTTCGGATTGAACACATGGGCCGCCGCTTCCGGCACCGAGGCGGTCAGCACCTGGGTTTCATCCGCCCAGGTGCCCGAGGTGTTGTGGATGTCAAAGCTGGCCTGGGTGACTGAGTCGGAAAACCCATTGGGGTTGACCGTGTAGTCGAGGGCGAAATTGCCGACGCCGCCAACCTTGGTGCCAAAACTCACGGTATACGACGGGGTCTGGGAATCCCCAACACGTTGGGTGAACGACAGGTTGGTGATGCCGAACGTGCTGGCGTTAACATCGAGGCCCATCTCGCCGAAGCTAAACACGCCAAGACGGGTGAAGTTCGCGGTGGCGTGGGTGCTGTCAATGAAGTGGATATCGACCTGAGCATAAGGTCCAGCACCCGAGACACCGAAATCATTGGTGGTGTCGAGCGTATAGATCACATCAGCAGAGGCGTGCTGTGGATGGAACCATAGCGCGCCACAGACAATGGCGGTGGAGAGGAGTAAGCGTTTCATGGTGACGTATCCTTTGTTAGAAAACCCAGGGCGGCGTCCTTAC